GAGGTCCTGGAGTTCTTATGCCTGGGGACACTATCATGGTGCCTGGTACAGGTTTGCGTACTAGCGCCGTAGTAGGTGCCAGCGTGGCAAGCCCAGATGAGTCTGACAATAACGCGCAAGCTAACGCCGCAAATCAGTTGGCTTATGGAAGAGATCTTCGTCTAAAGTCCGTAATGAATGGGTCTGAGGAGCTAACTGACCTGGTCATCAATCAGCGTGGGGACCTAGGAGCTATCCAGGGAGTACCCAATGTAGAGCAGGCAATCAGAATCAAGTTCTACACCCAACGTGGAGAACTTCCTGCACACCCCAAGTTTGGTGCTAAAGTAGCTATCGGTAGAAAAGCCACTCCTACCAGCTTTGCGGAGCTTAGAATAAACGCAATGTCCACTCTAATGAGCGACTCTAGAGTTAAGGAAGTTCGCGATCTAAAGTTCATCTCGTACGGAGACGCGTTGTCCATTACCTCTAACGTGGTGCTCACTAACTCCCAGGACAGCATGTCCACCAGCTTTGCGCTAAGAAGGTTCTAACCATGTTCACTCCTCGCACTTACGAACAAATTCTGAATGACATGGTTGCCTACATGCAATCACGTACTGCAATCTCTGACTACAACGTAGGCTCTGTAATCAGGACTATCTTAGAAGCAGCAGCTTTAGAAGACGATGAGCAGTATTTCCAGATGGTTCAACTGTTGGACCTGTACTCATACACTACTGCCGCCGGAGAAGACCTAGACCGCAGACTGTCCGATTTTGGGCTAACTAGAAAGCCTGCTGTAGCAGCCACCGCTCGTATCAAGTTCAGCGACAATACCTTAACTAGGACCACCACAGCCCTAGATGCGTTGGCAGGCGCAACTCTTCTGACTGGGTATGATACCACAAAGTTCCCTACTTCTGGATATCCCTACACCATCCGTATTGGGGAAGGTACTTCTAGGACGCAGAACCTAACAGTTTCAGCGAACAATACTAGCACAGGAGAACTCACTACCTCTGCCTTGGCGTTCAACGTCTATATTGGAGACCGTATTGCATTTGTGACCGGAGGCACACTAGCCTCCCCGTCTGCCCCTACAGCTCCTGCCAGAACCCTAGGCATAGGAACAGAGCTACAGGCTCCTCCAACTGTTAGTGAGGTTGCCAGAATCTACGCAACCACTGAACCCGCGTTCATTATCGGTGGAAATTTCTATAGCAATGAAGTCCGCGTAAAGTGCACCACCTCTGGCACTGCAGGCAACGTAGGAACTGGTCGCATTTCTCAATTTTCTTCATCCGCACCATTCGTTGGAGCAGGCATTGTCAGTATCTCGCAGGCCTCAGGCGGTATGCAGAGACAGTCAGATGCTGAGTTCCGAGCAGAGGCTATGGAGCAGCTACAGTCCCTCAGCCGAGGCACTCCTCTAGCTCTAAAGTCCGCAGCCACTAAGGTCACTGACCCGATCACCCAGGCCACTGTAACGTCTTCCAATCTAGTTGAAGACTTCACCAACAATGAAGTCATAGTGTATGTGGATGACGGTACTGGGGGAGCTGCTAGGAGCACTGCCCTCCCAACCGATTCGATAACTGCAGACCCTGCGGGAATAAGTTTTCTTACTCCTGTGGATCTGTCTGATTGGCCTGAGTCTGGCTGGGTGCTCATTGATGAGCAAGGAACTACAGATATTGAGGTTACCGCGTTTACATCCAATGACGGGCTAACTTTGACCTTGCCTGCAGCAGCAGCTGCACATGAAGTTGGCTCTGTGATAAACTTCGTGGACATGGTCTCCGAAGCAGCAGAGGCAACACAACGAAGATTCTCGTTGACTAACTATCCTGTTGTTCGAGGCACTGACCGAATTTGGACTCAACCCCCGTCAGGACTGTGGCAGCTACTAGTCCGGGATGTGGACTACATCCTGAATCGTGGCAATGGAGAATTCCAGCTAACTGACGTTGGAGGAGTATTAGTAGGTACTCGTGTCGTAGCTCATTACTCGTATTACACCAACCTTATTGCGGAGGTGCAGAAGGTTCTTGAAGGCGTAGTAACTGATCCGGTGAATTACCCAGGGGTAAAGGCTGCGGGAATCTTCGTCTCCGTTGAGCAGCCAGTCATTAAGCGAGTCTCAGTAGTCTGTGGCATTACCGCTGCAGACGGATACGTAGAGTCTGATCTTGCCCCAGCCGTTCAGCGTGCTATAGAATCCTACATCTCCTCTCGTCGCATTGGGCAAGATATTATCTCATCTAAGCTAATTGACGTAGCCTTTTCAGTACCAGGGCTGGCAGATATCCGGATTGTGTCCCCTACATCGAATGTTATCGTCCTTGAAAGTGAACTAGCCTATCCATTCTCAGCCTCTGGGGAATCTTTGGTACAAGTACTATGACCATATCCGTTAGCCAAAGTTCCATAGCAGAACTTCGAGATCAACTCTGCCTTGATTATGCAGATGGTATTTATCTCAATGTTGTGTCTGCTAACTTGGGCATAGCTCGACCTTTGTTTGGCTTCTCAGATGCTACATGGCGGGCTCTAGTAAAAGTCCTCTCCCTGCAGTACAAGCAGGTTGTGACTAAGTTTGAGCAGATTATAGAAGTAATATTAGGGCCTAAGATTACCCAGTGCTCTTCCTTCGCAGTTGCCTGCACGGCTGGGGACTTAACAGCAGTGCTTGTGGGTACCTCGCAGTTTCCTCAAGTAGGCACAATGCTGATAGACGAGGGTCTAGGCACAGAAGAAACAGTAGTGTACGAGTATATTGACCGGTACACAAACACTGTATACTTTGCTACTGCTCTACAGTTCGCTCACGCAGCAATAAAAGCCGAGTGGGAGACAGGAATCGTCAGTGCTACGGCGAGTGGCGCTACTACTAGAGTGCTGTTTGATACCTCTGGCTTACCTGATCCTGGGGACACGTACACAGTAAACATTGGTAGAGGTACACCTTACGAGTTTACAGATATCCTAACTGCCGTAGACTCCATGCCGTCCAGGAAGGTCACGCTCACTACTGGCACAGCAGCAGCTAACCCAGGAGTATCTACCTCTGCAGGGGCTTGCTCACTGCTCACCCCCACCATCACTCAGCCTAACACGCTGAGCCTATCTCTTCAGAGCGTTGAGATCCTGCCTCCAGAGCTGGGGCACCTTCAAGGGGTTGTGGGGGCTACATACACTGCAGATTCGGGATCAACAACAACTGTAGTTATTTCCACCCCCACTCTCACAGACTCTGCTTATGTTGGATTCTCTGTACGCTTTACTGGAAATGTAACAGCTGCGCTAAGAGGTGCGGTAGCTGAGGTCTCGGGGAACGACACCACTACCTTTACCTTCTACACCACCTTATCTAATGCTCCAGCAAGTGGAGATACTTTTGTTCTCCTGGACACCTTCCAATACCTACGAGTAGACACCTCAGACGATTCTATACTTCGTCGAACAGAGTTGCCGGACCTTGCCACATTTGCAGCATCTACCAAATTCTCAATAGTTAGGCCTACCCTTACCCTAGCCATAGCTCAGGTGCAGGTCGTGGGCGTAGGCTGGGATGTGATTCAGTCCAGCAAGGACCATGTTGAGATTCTGTTGCCTGCGGACTTACTTGCCAATGATGTGCGCACAGCAAGTTACCTAAGAGAGACCGGGTTGATCACTGGAGGCATGACTGGACTCTCCACAGCTACCAGCCCTCGGTCTATAGGTGATTTTGACGCAGAGGTGGATACCACAGACAAGCTTCCGTTCTTCGGAGTATTGACACAAACTGGAGGATTCCAGAATGCCTATGTGATTCCACATACCTGGCTAACTGCCGAGGCGGCAATCGGAGATACTACTCTGTCTGTAGTGGACACCTCCCTATTCCCTGCAGCTGGAGGAACTCTAGGCTCTGGGGGCTCTGTAGCAGGTGCCTATACAATCATTGACGGCACCACCCTAGGTATCGCTGCTTTGGGAGCAGCCTTACGTGTTGGCGAGGCAGTGTACGACGAGTACATCATTACCTTCCCCAATCCTCTAAGGGCGCCAATTGTTATCACGGACTCTCTGGACTTCTACGCATTCTACGACTCTGGCGATCTTTGGGGTGCCGTAGACGATGTATGGCCAGGGCCATACATGTTCAATATTTTCGATCCTGTGCGCAAGAAGGAAGTAACTCCTGGCACTAAAGCCAGCACCTACTTGTCCGGCCCAACAAAGTTGGCTGTGGATAGATTGGCTGGACATAGTGTTTTCGAACTAGAGAATGCCTCAGCGTTTCCAGCAGCTCCTCCCTATTCTCTACTAGTAGGCGAAAATAGCGGTAACTTGGAGACTCTAACTATACAGAGCATTGCGCTAAAGCAGAGAACTCACACAGTGCTTGCTTCTCAGGCTGATCCAGGGGAGATGTCTTTGACTGTGTCCTCCCTGTCTGGTCCTGGCCCAGGGGCTACGTTTCGTACTTTCCCTGATGCGGGACCCTATAGAGTAGTCCTTTGGAATACTGCAGGAGACACAGAGGTGGTAGAAGTCATAGGCACCGACACAGGCCCTAATAGGCTGTTGCTGTCTACTGCTGTAGTCGGAACGTTCGCTACAGCCACTACTAGGGTTTCCCTATTGGCGGACCTAGTACATGTGTCCCCTGCGGCCTCAGACGACCATCTAGGGATAGTTGAGTATGCGAACAGATTCATCACTAACCCCCCGGTGTCTCAGTATGCCCAAGCAGACCTGGCTAGGCCGTTGATCACTACGGTCACCCTGTCTACCGCAGGTACGGACTTCCCAGCTGCCGGTGGAGATGCTGTGTTCAACTTTGGAACTGCTGTAGGCTACCAGAAGACCGCCGTAGTCACAGCTACTGCTGGAACTCCTACAGTTGTTTGCGCAGACGCCTCTACATTCCCGTCTTCTGGGTATCCTTACATTGTTACTGTTGGGTCTATTCGGGGGCCTTTGTACGCAGAAAGAGTACATGTAACCAACCGTACAGGCAACACTTTAACTATTTCCAACAACCTAGAATGGACTCATACAGCTGGGCTAGAGTACGTGGAATTTCAGCCTGGACCTGAGGAGAACATAAGCTATACTAGCAGGAGCGGTGGCGTACTTACTTTTAGTCCCTACTTGGAGCTGGAGAATACGCATCAAGTAGCGGAACTTCTTGCACCTACAGTTGGAACGAATTATCCTAGACGTAATGGATTTGACTTTCCACTGCGGCTACCAATCTCCTCCGTAGATCGCTTGCAGTTGATTATTGATATGGTTCGCGCAGCTGGTGTGCTAGTCACATATATTACGAAGCGTTAATTTAGGTAAGAGGTAAGAATGCCGAAGTCTCTGAAGGCACATACAGGTGAACGCCTAGATCTTGTAGACCATGTGTTGGGCGCCAATACATACACGCAAGAGATGCAGAAGTTTCTGTCTGCAAAAGCTATTATTGACCGTAGGTCTCGTATACTAGATGGCTTTAGGGTCAAGTTGGAAGACCAGACTCTTAATCCAGGACTCATCACAGTATACAACGGTGTGGCCATCGACAGATCTGGGCAACTAGTCAACAACGAAGACTCTGCAAACGACTCTCGGTCTGTGTTGCTTCCTGCTGGAACAAAGAATTACGTTGAAATTGAGTTTGTTGATGTCGAAAGTGACCCCGATGCTAGGTATTTTTGGGACCCCACATCTGTAAATACTTCTCCTATTCCAGACGGTAGTGAGTTTTCTGTAAACGTAGCTACTAGACTTTCTCCAGATTGGCGAATAGTTTACCCAGTATCCACCACAGGATTTACCCAGACGGCTACTCCAGACTCTGTGCGTATCCCCATTGGTGTATTCGTTGTAGATGGTGGTGGATCAGGCATCATAGTTGGTGGTAACCCTGGACTTGCTGTGGTTGCTCCTGCCTCTGTGCTGGAGCGCGATGTAGCTATCGGTGATTCGAAGCTATACGTAGCGGACGCCAGAATGTTCCCCACTGCGTCATTTACAGTGACCTTGGATCTTGGTGGAACTGCTCCAGAGACTTCTCTAACAGTTTCTAGCATAGACCGTACTAACAACATTTTGACCCTGTCCGCGCCCATAGGTGGTGTGCATACTGCTGGTGCGATCGTCGTTAATACAGCCACAGCGACCATTGTAAAGACCAACCCAGACCCCAGTGACCCTGCGCTAAATCCCCTA